AGGAATGAAGGTGGCTGCTGTTTCCATACTTTGCCAGGATCCTAGAGTGTTCTTTGCCATGGAGCAATCCGGAACTCCTTGCCCATTTGAAGGTAAGATTGGCGCAGACGCTAAAAAACAATGGGAACTTTATGGTAAGTTAAGACCAGATTACGAACAATATACAGAGAGATTAAAAGTTGTTGAAAAGGCCAACAAAGAAGAAGCAAAAAGATTAGAAGAACAAAGATTAAAAGATTTAGCAGCTTTAGAAGAGAAGAAAAAAGCCCTAGCGTTAGAAATGGAAAATGACGCATGGGAAGAAGTTGACAAAGAAACAAAAGCCGAAGACTCAAAAAAAAAGCCAATAAAAGTGGAGAATTCGGGAGGGAGATAAATAAATTATGGATTATGGTACCATTAGCATTATTATTTGGAGTGGTCTTATAGCCTATGCGTGTTTTAAGTTTTATAACTTTATGCAAGGTCTTAATCCTTACGACTTTTCTAATAAGTCAAAGTAAGGCCGAAACAGCAACATCTGGTAACCTATTACCTAACGCAGGTGATGGTGTAAATACCAACACACAAAATTCCAATAGCACAATTGACGGTATAGATTCATCAACTGGTTTTACACTCAACGGTATTACCGATTTTTCATCTAACTACAACGAACTAGAAGCACAAGGAACAGGTACGGTATCTGCTTCTGGTTCGCTTGAAAATATCACAACTACCACACAATCAGGAAATTCTCACACTACAACAACCACATCTTTAGATGGTGGTGTAACCTTAAATGCAACTACTGAAGTACAAAATTGTGAATGGTCTGGTTCATCATATCAATGTGGTCAAGCGACATCTGGTAGAGATTCATTTTCAACTACAATTAAAATATTAGATGAAAACGAGAATGTTTTAACCTCTACATCTATAACTAGAAATAATGACGCTGGTTATCGTAGCAATACTTACACATATACAGACACGGTAACTCACAATGACACTGGTGCCAGAAAATGGGACTGGCAATGGCAAGGTATAGATGGTAATTCTCCTAACTCTACAAATCCTGTAGGTCCAAATTTATTAGGTGCAAGTTTAACTGCCACATTATTAGATATTACTTATCAACCTATAACTGAAGAACAACAAGAAGATATAAACGAGGCAGTAGAAGAAATAGAAGACGCTATTGAAGAAATCAAGTTTGAAGAAATAGAAAATATTAAAATTGAAGAAATTAAAATAGAAGAAATAAAGATAGAGGAAATAAAAATAGAAGAACTTAAAGTAGAATTTGAAGAAACATTTAAAGAGATATTGATAGAGGAAAACTTAATAGAAACATTTGAAACTGCTTTAATAGAAGAAGAAATAACTGAAGAAGAATTTTTTGAAGAAGTAGGTAACATTATGGAAGAAGAACTTTTACCTATGCCATCTATGAAAGAAGAAGAAATAGCAATGACAGAACCAAAGATGGAAGAATTTAAGGAAGAAGAAATAGAAGAAATGAAAGAAGAGGAGATCGCTAATGAACCTGAAGTAAAAGAGGAAAATCCACAAGAAGAAGTCAAAGAAGAAACAACGGAGACAGAATCAAATGCTAACACCGAGACAACTACAAAAACTGAGGATACTAGTGAGGAATCAATGGAGAACGAGCAAGAGGGAGAACCTTCTAGTGAGGAATCTAATATGGATGAAAATACGGAAACAGAAGGATCGGAGACGGAGACGAACAATGAAGAAGCTGTGGATGATGAGGCAACTGGCGATGATAGACAGGAGAATGACGAGATTGATAGCGTAAATGTTAAGGTAAAAAGAATAATAGCAAAGTTAGAAAAGACATTAAAAGATGTAAACGACCAAGTAAAAGCTGTTCAGTTTGTGACACTTAAAGGAATACAAGCAAGTGGTGCCGATTTAACTTCATACTCAAGGATACAATTGAAAGATAGTGTGAAGTTAAACGATGGTAATCCAGACTTTTTTAATCAACTAAATATACAGCAAGAACAGATTTACAAAAATAAATCATTGAACGCATATACAAACAACGACCCAATATCAATAAAACAAAGTGAACTTATGAGAATTGATATTGAAAAGAAACAACTATTATTAGAACTAAAAATTTTAAGAGAGGGATAAAATGATAGATAAATTAAAAGACAATTTAGCAAGTGTCGCTGCTTTGATTGCTGCTGTGGCTGCAATTGGTGGTGGGTTTGTTAAGTATGGCGAAATCAGCACAAGATTAAGTCAGATAGAAGCTGCAGGTGTAGTAGATGTATCAGGTATTACTACTAACGCTGAAGACATTGCAGTATTAAAAGAAAAAGTATCAAAAGTAGAAAGTAGCAAAGTTGACCTATCTGGTATTGCTAAAAACAAAGAAGCAATTGCTGAAGTAGAAACTAAAGCAAGTGTTAACGAAAAAACTTTACAATTATTTAAATTAGAGATTGAAGAAATTAAAATCAAATCTAAAAATCCATTAGGTGGTTAATATGGCTAATGGCACTAATGGCAACGGCGAAACTAGAAAGACGGTGGCACAACTTGCAAAAGAAGTTGTTGCTCAAAAGACATCTATTGAAGTTTTAAGAAACGAAGTAAAGTCCGTTGCCAATGTGAATGAAAAATTAGATAGTACCATAGATAAATTAACAGACATATCATCATCAATAAAATCTATGCTTGCAGTACACGAAGAAAAACTATCTAAAAACGAAGAAGTTGATAAAGCAATATTTTCATTG